CCCCACCCCCCTTTGTTATAAAACGTTTTCCCCCAGTACCCACCCCCTTCGCACCTAGAAACACCCCCCTTATGGGACCCACAAGGTTCCCCGGATAAAAAATAACAATACTAGACAAACATGGACAAACGAGCCTTACGTCAGTAAAATCAAACAGCACCGACACAAACTTCCTCCCTTTAGTTTGGCTCCTCTCACAGCGTCGGTGTAGCCCGCAGTGGGTTCCTCGTTCCCCCACTGCGGGCTCCTATATAACTTCTGCTTCGCACTTATGTTGCAACTTCGTAAGTATCTGGTATATTTCACAAAACAGTGTATTAACTTATAGCGTGCTATAAGGGATTTACTAACACTTGCGGATAAGGAAAACGAATATTAATGCCTGTTGTATCTATAGAACCTACTGACGAGCACCCCGTACCATACGACACACGGGACGATAAACCTGCGGATACGTTGGAGGAGATAGCGGTTGCTGGTAATACGGCAGAATTGCAGGTAGAACTAGGTGCGAACCTAGTGGTGACTGAAGGAGATGAGGAGCGTGAAAAGGCACTCATTGAGGCAGTCACAAAACAACGCAAGACAAAAAACCTTATACAACCTAATACAGCGTATGCGGCGGCTGCGTTTTTGCGTGAGTATGGTGCCCAGTTAGCGATGGATGCAGCACAGGCACGGGCGGCTATTACTAATAAGTTGATGGAGATTGCTAACTGTGGAGATACTCGGTATGAGCTCAAAGCCTTGGAGTTACTGGGTAAGCATAGTGATATAGGTATATTTACTGAGAGAAGTGAGATAACAGTAAATTATAAAGACCCGACTGACCTTGAGAACGCCATCAAGGAACGGGTTAAGAAACTACTTAATGCTACGGTAGTAGATACAGTACCATTAGGTGAGGCCCTAGACGAGGAACTTGGAGTGGTGAACACAGGGTTACTGGGGGATGCAATGGCACTGGGAGAAGATGTGGACGACGATGACCTAGCATTAGCGCAAGTGGATGACGACGAGGATGACGAGGGCATGGATGACATCGCGTTGACGCAAGTTGGTGAGGATGAGGATGACTGAAACGTCGCCATTCGATAACATTACCCTCAAGGATATACCCAAGGTATTGCCGCTGTTGTCTCCGGCGGACCAAGAAAAATTACTGGCTGACCTACAGCACCTAGAAAAACTAAAAACCCGTAAAGATTCCCAAGAACACTTCATGTCATTCGTGAGGAAAGTGTGGCCTACGTTTATTAGTGGGCGGCACCACGAGAAAATGGCGTCGGCGTTCGAGAGGGTGGCTAATGGTGAGTGTAAAAGGCTCATTATTAACATGCCACCTAGGCATACTAAGTCCGAATTTGCGTCCTATTTGCTTCCGGCGTGGTTTTTAGGTAAATATCCACATAAAAAAGTCATTCAGACGTCGCATACGGCGGAGTTAGCGGTAGGGTTTGGTCGAAAAGTGCGTAACTTGGTGGACCAAGAGGCGTATAAGGAGCTATTTCCGGGGGTTGGGCTGCAAGCAGACTCTAAAGCAGCCGGTAGATGGGCCACAAACCATGGCGGGGACTACTTCGCTATCGGTGTTGGTGGTGCTGTGACCGGTAAAGGTGCTGACTTGCTCATTATCGACGACCCACATAGTGAGCAGGAGGCGGCGTTAGCAGAAACTAACCCAGATATTTACGATAAAACATACGAATGGTATACCTCGGGACCTCGGCAGCGTCTACAACCGGGGGGAGCCATCGTCATAGTAATGACAAGGTGGTCATTGCGCGATATTACGGCGCGTGTGCTTAAATCTTCGGCGCAGCGTGGCGGTGATGAGTGGGAAGTTATTGAATTTCCAGCATTATTACCCTCTGGAAACGCCCTGTGGCCTCAGTTTTGGTCTTTAGAAGAGCTACAAGCCCTCAAAGAGGAGTTACCTAACGCCAAGTGGATGGCTCAGTACCAGCAGGAGCCTACATCAGAGATTTCAGCTATCGTCAAGCGTGAGTGGTGGCAGACATGGGAGGAAGAAGACCCGCCCCCGTGTGAATTTATTGTGCAGGCGTGGGATACGGCGTTCGAGAAAACTAATCGTGCTGACTATTCTGCGTGTACAACATGGGGTATATTCTACAAACCTGACGAAAATGGGGTAGAACAAGCAAACATTATACTATTGAATGCGTTTAGAGATAGAATGGAGTTTCCGCTGCTTAAGCGCAGAGCAGTCGAAGAGTATGATGGTTGGGAACCTGACTCACTAATTGTTGAGAAAAAGGCATCAGGAGCGCCTCTCATCTATGAGATGCGGGCTATGGGTATACCAGTGCAGGAGTTTACCCCCACAAGGGGTAACGATAAAATATCAAGACTTAATGCTGTGTCTGACTTATTTGCTTCTGGAAGGGTGTGGGCTCCAGACCGTCACTGGGCGGAAGAAGTAATTGATGAGGTTGCTAGTTTTCCAGCAGGAGCGCATGATGACTATGTGGACTCTACGTCATTAGCAATGATGCGATTCAGGAAAGGTGGCTTTATAAGACTACCGTCAGACGAAGTAGAAGAAGATAACTTATATAGGCGCAAGCGCGGCGGGTACTACTGAGGATAATTAAATGGCTATTGAAAAAGGTGTATACCAAGCCCCCGAGGGTCTTGACGATTTTGAGGACATGATGGAGGAAGGTCCAGATATGTCTGTTACTGTTGTTAATCCTGAGATGGTCACTATGGACGATGGCAGTGTTGAGATTACTCTGGTACCCGAAGAAGGGCTTGAAGGTACGATGATGGCGCCTTTTGACGCCAATTTAGCTGAATATCTTGAGGAAAATACCCTTAATCAGCTCTCTGGGGACCTAGTAGGTTACGTACAGGCTGATGAGAATAGCCGCAAAGATTGGGCGGATACGTTCGTAAAAGGGCTTGATGTCATTGGTTTCAAGTACGAAGAACGCTCAGAACCATGGGAAGATGCCTGTGGTGTCTACTCAAACGTGTTAGCAGAAGCTGCTATCCGCTTCCAAGCCGAGGCTATGAGTGAGACTTTCCCTGCTGCGGGCCCTGTAAAGACTAAGATTCTTGGCGAAATGACCAAGGAGAAGGTCGAAGCGGCAAACCGCGTCAAGGTGGATATGAACTATGAGCTTACAGAAGTCATGGTTGAGTACCGCCCAGAACACGAAAGAATGTTGTACAGCCTTGGTTTGGCTGGTTCTGCATTTAAGAAAGTTTATTTTGACCCTAGTCTGGGTCGCCAAGTTGCTATTTATATTCCCGCAGAGGACGTATTGGTGCCTTATGGTGCGTCTAATATAGAGACTGCGGAGCGTGTTACGCATGTAATGCGTAAGACAAAGAATGAAGTACGTAAGCTGCAAGCTGCTGGCTTCTACCGTGATGTTGAGCTTGGGGAGCCTATGTCTTTCCACAGTGACATCGAGGAGAAGAAAGCAGAGGAAGGTGGTTACGAGCTGACAAGCGATGACCGCTATACTTTGCTGGAAGTACATGCAGACTTAATTATTGATGACTTAGATGAGGAAGGTGAAGGCGAAGAAGAAATCCAAATCGCTAAACCTTACGTAGTAACTATAGAGCGGGGAACCGGTGAAGTTTTGGCGATACGCCGTAACTGGAACCCAGAAGACCCGTTAATGCTGAAGAACCAGTATTTCGTACATTATGTATATGTACCGGGGTTTGGTTTCTACGGTCTTGGTCTTATTCATATCATTGGAGGCTACGCTAAAGCAGGTACCTCTATCATCCGCCAGCTTGTCGATGCTGGAACATTGTCGAATCTGCCCGGTGGCTTAAAGTCACGTGGTCTGAGGGTTAAAGGGGACGATACCCCCATATCTCCCGGCGAGTTCCGTGATGTCGATGTGCCGAGTGGGTCTATCCGCGACAACATAATGACACTCCCATACAAGGAGCCAAGTCAAACACTGTTGGCGTTACTGAAACAGATTACTGAAGAAGGGCGCCGTCTGGGCGCTATCAGCGACATGAACATTTCCGATATGAGTGCTAACGCACCTGTTGGAACAACGCTTGCCCTTTTGGAGCGTACCCTGAAGCCCATGGCTGCTGTACAGTCTAGGGTTCACTATGCGATGAAGCAGGAGTTTAAGCTCCTGAAGCGCATCATTGCTGATTACGCGCCGGAAGTGTATACGTACGTGCCTGACCGTGGTGAACCGAGAGCCCGACAAGCGGACTACGCCATGGTGGAAGTAATCCCCGTCAGTGACCCGAACAGCAGCACGATGGCTCAGAGAGTGGTGCAGTATCAAACGGTCCTTCAAATGGCGCAGGCCACCCCACAAATCTATGATTTGCCGCAGTTACACAGGCAGATGATTGAGGTTTTGGGTATTAAAAACGCTGATAAGCTCGTCCCAACCAAGGATGACATTAAGCCGACAGACCCTGTGAGTGAGAATATGAACGCTATGGTAGGCAAACCCATCAAGGCGTTCCTGTATCAAGACCATACAGCGCATATCGCCACTCACGAAGCGTTCTTACAAGACCCGCAGATTGCGGCGTTTATTGGGCAAAATCCCGCTGGACAGCAGATTATGGCAGCCCTGAGAGCCCATATCGGTGAGCATATTGCGTTTAATTACTACCGTGAGATGGAGCAGAAGCTGGGTGTACCTCTGCCTCCACCAGAAGAACGTTTGCCAGAAGAGATGGAAGTACAGTTATCTCGCTTGGTTGCAGATGCAGGTGGGCAGCTTAGTCAACAGAAACAGGCTATGGCAGCACAACAAGCCGCAGCACAACAAGCCCAAGACCCTGTTATGCAGATGCGACAGCAGGAGCTACAGATTAAAGGCGCTGAAGTACAACGCAAGACTGCTAAAGACGCCGCAGAAACGCAGCTTGCGCAAGAAAGACTTAACTTGGATAAATCCAAAGCTATGGCAACACAGGCTATTGAAGCCGAGCGCATTGACTCACAGCGCCAGCAGGCGGATAGAAAGTCTGACATAGATGCAGCCAAGACACTGCTTGACATGGCTAAAGACCAGATGCCAAGAGGACGTCAATAATGGCGAAAATGTCAAAACAGAGCAATTTGACGACACTCCTTAACCATAATGCGCGTAAAAAGACCAGCATTGGTGGGGGTACTCACAAACTGAGTTCAATGAATAAACACAAGAAAGCCTCATATAAACCGTATAGGGGCCAAGGGAGATAGCATTTTATGGCTAAAACCGTCTTTGACGTGCTTGATGAAAAAATAGCTGAACTACAAACAGCGCAAGAGCAAATGGTATATCAGGGGGTCCCGAAAGACTTTCCTGCATACCGAGAAGCTGTGGGGGCAATCCGAGGTCTAGCCCTTGCAAGACGTGAAATAGCAGACCTTTCGCAAAACTTTAGGGAGTCAGATGATGACTGAAGCGGTAGAAACCACGGCGCTAGAGCGTAAGTGGGTGGAGAAAGAAAAAGAGGAAGTAGTACTTGAAGGACATATACCAACCCCGGTTGGTTATCGTTTGTTGATTGCTCTTCCAAACATCGAGGAGACTTATGGGGATAGCAAAATTGTTAAGTCCCAACAAGCTCTGAGAGAAGAGTATATATTATCCACTGTTGGACTTGTTCTTGATATGGGCGCTGAAGCCTATTCAGACAAAGACCGCTTCCCTAACGGGCCGTGGTGCCAACGAGGGGATTACGTAATGTTTCGTGCCAATACCGGTACGCGATTTAAAATCGGTAAACAAGAATATCGTCTAATGAATGATGATTCTATTGAAGCCGTCGTAGAAGAACCGAGCAAAGTGACTCGAGCTTAGGAGGTAGACATGGCAATGCAAGAAGTGGAGTATGAGTTCCCAGACCCAGAGAAAAAGGAAAAAGGCAGCATTGAGATTGATATAGAAGCGCCAGCAGATGAAGGCACTGATATTGAAGTAGAAGGTGCTGTAGGACGTGAAACTATAGAAAAACCCAAAAAACAGAAAGAACCTGAAGAAGGCACCATTCAGGCTGGGGATTTAGAAATCGAAGTAGAAGACGACACACCGGTTAAGGATAGAGGCCGCAAAAAGTCTGACCCGCCTGAAGAAGTGACTGATGAGGAGCTGGAAAACTACTCCGAAAAGGTCAAAAAACGTATCCAGCACTTCAGTAAAGGGTATCACGACGAGCGTAGGGCCAAAGAACAGGCACTGCGAGAGCGTGAGGCGCTGGAGGAATATGCCAAAACATTGGTTGAAGAGAACAAAAAACTGCGTGGTGATGGCGATAAAAGCTATAACGCCTTGGTCGAACAGGCTAAAAGGCAGGCCACCGCAGAGATGGAACTGGCTAAAAAGCAGTATAAAGATGCTTATGAAGCTGGTGACACCGATAAGATTGTAGAAGCACAGGAAGCGATGACTGCGGCCCGAATTAGGATGGATAGAGCAAATTCTATTCGACCTAGGCAAGCAGAGGCTTTACAACAGCGTGAAATTCCTGTAAAAAATGAAACATTAGCTCCTCAGCAGCAACCACAACGTGATGAGAGAGCTGAATCATGGCGAGATGAAAACCCTTGGTTCGGTTCTGATAGAGAAATGACTGCATTTGCGTTAGGTTTACATGCTAAACTGACTGAGGAAGAGGGCGTAAGCCCTACATCAGATACTTACTACAAGCGCATTGACGCTCGTATGCGACAAGTATTTCCCGACCAGTTTGATGACGGGATAGACGACGAGCCGGAGGAAACACCGAAGGCCAAGACAAGAAGCAATGTGGTTGCCCCCGCTACGCGGAGCACATCACCTAATAAAATTAGGTTAAGCCAATCACAAATTGCTATTGCGAAACGCTTAGGAGTCCCTCTGGACACATACGCCAAACAGGTTGCTGAATTAGCGAGGAAACAAAATGGTTGATAATAGATTAGATAGAGAATTAGGTACACGCGAGAAGAATACCCGTAAACGTGCTTGGACTAGACCGGAAACGTTACCTAGCCCAACACCGGAAAAAGGATATGCTTATCGCTGGATTCGTGTTTCTACACAAGGTCAAGCTGACCCAACCAATGTTACCTCAAAGTTAAGAGAAGGCTGGGAGCCCGTAAGAGCTGATGCCCACCCGGAGATTTATCTCGCTCAGGTCGAAAATGAGCGGTTTAAAGATAACATCATTATAGGTGGATTGATGTTGTGCCGAGCCCCAGAAGAGCTTGTCCAAGAACGTAATGAGTATTATCAGCAACAAACCGATGCTCAGATGCGCTCTGTGGATAATAATTTAATGAGAGAAAGCGACCCTCGTATGCCTATCTTTAACGATAGAAAATCGAAGGTTACTTTTGGTAAAGGATAATTAGGAGTCTATCATGGCATCTTCCGCTAAACCTTATGGGCTTAAACCCATAAATCTGATTGGGGGTCAGCCTTATGCTGGTTCTACCCGTCAGATTAAAATAGCGTCCGGATATGCTGCCAACATCTACAATGGTTCTATCGTAGCTATTGTTGCTGGCGGCACTATCGAAATCGTGACGACTAATGGTGACAACTCTACAACTTTCCCCGCCGGTACTATCGGCGTGTTTGTAGGTTGTTCATATACTGACCCAAGCACTAAACAGAAAGTTTATGCTCAATATTGGCCTACTGGCACTGTTGCTAGTGACGCAGTAGCTTATGTTGTAGACGACCCTGACTGTTTGTTCCAAGTACAGGCCGATGGCGCTGTTACTCAGGCTGATTTGGGTCAAAATACTCACTTGGCAGCAGTACAGTCTACTAGCACTGGAAGCACCACTACTGGTAATTCCAACACTGCGGTAACTGCTACTACTAACACCACCGCTACATGGGCATTCCGAATCGTCGATTTTGTCGAAGGTCCGGGCTCTACTGTTGGCGATGCTTACACCGATTTGATTGTGAAGTTCAATCCGGGTCAGCATTCTTACACTAACCAGACCGGTATTTAAGGAGTATTGAGACATGGCTATTTCAAGAGCGCAACTCCTCAAGGAACTATTACCGGGTCTTAACGCCCTGTTCGGCCTTGAGTATGCAAAATATGGTGAAGAACACGCAGAGATTTTTGAAACTGAATCTTCTGACCGTTCTTTTGAAGAAGAAACTAAGTTGTCAGGCTTTGGCGCTGCCCCCACTAAAAACGAGGGTTCCGCTATTTCTTATGACAACGCTCAGGAAGCGTGGACTGCTCGTTATAACCACGAGACTATTGCTATGGGTTTCTCAGTCACTGAAGAAGCGATTGAAGATAATCTGTATGACTCTCTGTCTTCACGTTATACCAAAGCACTGGCACGCGCTATGGCTTATACCAAACAGGTTAAAGCCGCAGCTATCCTGAACAATGCTTTCGACAGCAACTACACTTACGGTGACGGCAAAGAGCTGTGTGCCACTGACCATCCGTTGGTTGATGGTGGTACTAACTCTAACGAGCCTACAACTGCTGCTGACCTTAATGAGACTTCTTTGGAAGCCGCCGTTATTCAGATTGCTGGTTGGACCGACGAGCGTGGACTGCTGATTGCAGCTAAACCCCGTAAACTGGTTGTACCACCTGCATTGCAGTTTGTTGCTACCCGTCTGCTGGAAACTGAGCTGCGTACAGCTACTGCTGATAACGACATCAACGCGATGCGCAGCATGGGCTCAATCCCGCAGGGATACACTGTTAACCATTACCTGACCGACACTAACGGCTGGTTCTTGTTGACTGACGTTCCTAACGGACTGAAGCACTTTGTTCGTACTCCGATGCAGACCTCCATGGACGCTGACTTTGATACCGGCAACAGCCGATACAAAGCTCGTGAGCGTTATAGCTTTGGTGTGTCTGACCCATTAGGTATCTTCGGTTCTCCGGGAGCTTAATATTACCTATCCGGTAAAAGAGATTGGGGCGCTTCGGTGCCCCTTTCTTTTTCATAAAATTTAATTTAGTATCATATCTGGGTGAAAATTTAGCGTAGTAGACAGGTACACACCCACCTGACGTTGCACAGACTATTACGCTAATCCTTGTGCAAGGGGTATATAATGGCTTCCACCACTTTTTCAGGTCCGGTAACATCAACCGCTGGTTTTGTTTCTGGTTCAGATTCTTTAGTTTCAGTTACTGCTAACGCAACTTTAACTTCTGCTGCTAATGCAGGCCGTACAATGAACTTTAACGTAGCGTCTGGCGCTACACTTACTCTACCTGCTGCGACAGGTACTGGTAATATCTATCGTTTTTTTGTACAAACTACTGTAACTTCAAACAGTTATAAAATCCAAGTAGCAAACGCAAGTGACACTATGTCAGGTGTTGCTATTGTGGCTAATGATGCTGATAACTCAGCATCTATTTTTGAAACTGCTGCTGATACAGACACTATTACACTTAACGGTTCAACTACTGGTGGTATTTTGGGTGCTACTTGTGAAATCCAAGACGTAGCAAGTAATAAGTTCTCTGTTGTCCTACGTGGCGCTGCTACTGGTACTGAAGCTACTCCGTTCTCAGCCGCTGTTTCTTAATAGGGGGTGAACCATGGGTAAGCTAAACAGTAACATAATGGGCAAAAAACGGGCAGCTCGAAAGGCTGCCCCCAAAAAAACTGCCCCTAAAAAGGCTGCCACTAAAAAGGCGGCCGCAAAGAAATAAGGAGTAAGGTATGCAATATGATATTTGGGCTATTACACCCGCTACAAGTGCTACTTTACTTAAAGCTGCGGCATCAATAGGTGGCGCGGGCGCTATTACTTTATTGACTAACGACGTAAGCGCTTACGGTACTGGGTATAAGTTACTATTTACCTCTGCCGGAAATGATAGCGGGATTACTTTTACGATTACGGGCATTAAAGTTGGCGACCTTACTGGTGCTTACACTACTGAAGTAGTTACTGGCGCTAATGCCAGCACTGCTAGTTCTACAAACTTCTACACCTATGTGGACAGTATTGAAGCTAGTGGAGCCTCTGCTGGTAATGTGAGTATCGGCACTACTGGTTCTTTGGCACTACCAAGAACTCGTATTAAGAGCTTGTATTACGTAGGTACTGCTAGTGCAGGGTCAATCAAATTCAATGCAAACAGCTCTAGTGGCGACTTGATATTGCAGATTGACACACCGGCTGGGTCAGCAGCATTTTCTGATAGCGTAACAATTCCGAATGAAGGTATTTTGACTACTCGTAGTAATAAGACTGACTTTGCGGTTATTACCTTAACACAAATTACCAACCTAACGGTGTTCTGTGGCTAGTACGACTAAAAGTAAAAGGGACCCCCGGCTTGCAAGGGCTGGGGTTTCTGGTTTTAACAAACCTAAGAGGACGCCTAATCATCCTGCAAAGTCCCACATTGTTGTGGCTAAAGAAGGGGATAAGGTAAAAACTATTAGGTTTGGGCAGCAAGGTGTTAAAACCAATCAGACTGTAGGGCAACGTGAAGCCTTTAAGTCCCGCCATGCCAAGAACATCAAAAAAGGTAAGATGAGCGCGGCTTATTGGGCGGACAAGGCGAAATGGAGCCCCAGTAAGACTAAATCTAGTTCTAAGAAATGGGTTAAGGGGTCTTAACATGCCAGCAAAAAGTAATAAGCAGCGACGTTTTATGGCTGCTGTAGCAAATAACCCTAAGTTTGCAAAACAAGTTGGGGTTTCTAAAGTTGTAGGAGAAGAGTTTATGAAAAAAGAAAAAGGTATGAAAAAAGGCGGTATGGCTAAAATGGGCTATATGGGCGGCGGTATGGTCAAGAAGTACCGTAAAGGCGGTAAAATTGACGGTTGTGCCATGCGAGGTAAAACCAAAGGACGTATGGTCTGATGCGTGAATGCCGGGGCATGGGGGCGATTAACCCCGCTAAAATGCCAACAGCCGCGTTAAAGCGTGGTGGTAAAGTTAAATCTAGCGTCAACGAAGCTGGTAATTACACTAAGCCCGGCATGCGTAAGCAGATGTTTGAGCGTATAAAAGTTGGTGGCAAAGGTGGTAGACCCGGGCAATGGAGTGCTAGGAAAGCGCAAATGCTTGCTAAGGAATACAAAGCCAAAGGTGGCGGGTACAGAGACTGATGGCGTTACGTAAGTCGCAAAAGTCCCTTAAATCATGGACTAAGCAAAAGTGGCGTACGAAAAGCGGCAAGCCTTCTACACAGGGGGCAAAAGCTACAGGAGAACGGTACTTGCCAGAGAAAGCAATAAAATCGCTTTCTTCTAAGGAATACGCGGCTACGAGTAGAAAGAAACGCGCAGACACGAAAAAAGGTAAGCAGTTTTCAGCACAGCCAAAAAAGGTAGCTACAAAGGTTAAAAGGCATAGGAAAGTTAAATAATGGCTAAAGGTGTAAAACATTATTTTAAGGACGGCACCGAACATAAAGGGGGTATGCACAAACACCCCGACGGTACGTTGATGACTGGCAAAACTATGTCAAATAACTCAAAGAAGTTGTACCACTATGGCAGTCTAACTAAAGCTGCTAAAGAAAAGGCTCGTAAGAGCTGGAGAGCATAATGGCTACATCAGGTACTACAGCGTTTACAATGGACTTCACGGAAGTAGCCGAGGAAGCGTGGGAGCGTGCTGGGCGTGAGATGCGCTCAGGGTATGACTTACGTACTGCTAGACGGTCTATGAATTTGATGACTATCGAATGGCAGAACCGTGGAATAAACATGTGGACTATCGAGGAAGGTACACTAAACCTTGTCTCAGGAACTGCCACATATAACCTACCAGCCGACACCATTGACCTACTAGAACATGTTATCCGTACGGGTGATGGTAACGTAACAACTCAGGCGGACCTCAATCTTTCACGTATCAGCGTGTCTACGTACTCAACTATACCGAACAAGCTCTCTCAGGGGCGCCCTATTCAGATGTACATAGACCGTGGCAGAGATAACCCCACAGTTACAGTTTGGCCTGTACCGGACCAAGGAACTGCTGAGAGCCCGTACTATATTATGAAATACTGGCGTATGCGGCGTATTGAGGATGCTGGTAGTGGTATACAGACCCCCGATATGAATTTTAGGTTCTTCCCTTGCTTGGTAGCTGGGTTGGCGTACTATATTGCTATGAAGGACCCCGAATTAGCAGTAAGGCTGCCTATGCTGAAAGCGGAATATGAAGAGCAGTTTAGGCTGGCAGCAGAAGAAGATAGGGAAAAAGCCCCCGTTCGTTTTGTCCCTCGTATGTATAATATGAGGTAAGTATGGGGTATAGATACGCTTCTGGAAATAAAGCTCTCGCCCTATGTGACATATGTGGGTTTCAGTATAAACTACGAGAGTTACGCAGTACCGTACAAAAAGGTAGAATTACCGACATAAAGGCATGTCCTGAGTGTTGGAACCCGGACCACCCACAGCTACATTTAGGTGAGATACCGGTAGAAGACCCACAAGCATTAAGGGACCCAAGACCTGATTCCGCTGAGTTAGTCGCAAGTAGGGACATTCAGTGGGGTTGGAACCCAGTAGGGTTTAACGATAATGATGGGCTAACCCCTGATAATTTAGAAGCTACAGGTGGGTTAGGGACAGTAACAGTAACGATAAGTTAGGTACTAATATGAAGATGAAAGAACCAAAAGTAAAAAACGTAAGTGGTGTAAAAGAGTACCCAGCCGGTACTGATGTTAACAAACCCATAAACATGAAAACCAAAGGCGTTAAAATGCGTGGTGTTGGTGCTGCTACTAAAGGCACTATGGCACGTGGTCCTATGGCCTAAGAGGGTATTCTGGTGAACTACACCGAATTAAAGACAAATATACAGGATATATGCGAGGACTCGTTTACTGACGACCAACTTGCTATGTTCACAGAGCAGGCCGAGCAGAAGATATATAATACTGTTCAGATACCTGCTTTGCGTAAGAACCAGACTGGTACGACTACAGCTAGTAATACTTACCTAACAGCGCCTTCTGATATGTTGTATGTGTATTCGTTAGCCGTCATTGATGGTAGTGGCAACTATACGTATTTGCTAAACAAAGATACGAACTTTATTCGAGAAGCCTATCCTGCTGTAGCCAGTACTGGTCAGCCAGTACATTATGGTATTTTTGACGACGATACTTTTATTTTGGGGCCTACACCAGACTCTAATTACTCAGTCGAAATACACTATGGTTACTACCCAGAATCTATCGTAACCGCAGGTACCACGTGGCTTGGTGATGAGTTTGACTCTGCCCTACTTAATGGTGCCTTGGTAGAAGCTGCTAGGTTTATGAAAGCGGAACCTGATATAGTTGCCAACTACGAAAAGCTGTACGTGCAAGCCATAGCCCTACTGAAAAACCTTGGGGATGGGAAATTGCGTGAAGATGCTTATCGTTCTGGTCAAGTTAGGAGACAGGTAGCTTAATGCACGGTGTACAGGGCGCAGCGGTTGAAGGTTTTGACGTTAAGGTTTACACCACAAACAATCGTGGGTTTACTCCTGAAGAGCTTGCAGAACGTGCTGTAGAGAAACTTATCTCTATTAGTGAAACTGCTGACCCTATGGTAAAAGCACAGGCTATGGTGTTTCAGGACCGGATTCGACAGCTTATGGTTTTTTATATGAACGAATCAATACGGGCGTACAAAACGACGCTTTGCGCAGACTTAGCAAAACAAGGCCATGCTGATATGGCTAAAATTATTAGTAATTTATAGAGGACACAATAATGGCTATTTCTCAAGCTATGTGTACCAGCTTTAAAGTAGAGCTCTTGAACGGCATTCATGCGTTTGGCACTACTGTAGTACGTGGTGCTACGACTGCTGACACATTTAAAATTGCGCTTTACACTTCTTCTGCGACGCTCGACGCGACTACAACTGCGTATTCCGTAACTAATGAAGTAAGCGGGACCGGATATACTGCTGGTGGTAACACGTTGACTAATGTAGCGCCAACTAGCTCAGGTACCACTGCGTTTACAGACTTCAACGACACTACTTGGTCTACAGCTACAATTACTGCAAACGGTGCCTTGATTTATAACAGCACTCAGTCTGATAAAGCTGTCGCAGTATTGGCTTTTGGTGGGGATAAGACTTCCACTGCTGGTGATTTCACTATCGTTTTCCCAACTGCTGACGCTAGTAACGCTATTATCCGTATTGCGTAAGGTAAATCATGGCCTCATCTAATGATTATATAGGATGGGGCTCTGGACCGTGGAGCAGGGGTAGATGGGGCCTTGACCTCATCGAAATGTATGTAGATGGTACTCAAGGCACCACAGCCGTAGGTACCGTTGTTGCATCGGCAGGAGCTACCGTCAATGTTACCGGGGTATCAGCTACAACTGCCCTTGGTAGTACTGCTGTAGTTGCTGAAGCCAATGTAGCTGCTATTGGCGTTTCAGGTTTTGGTAGTGCGGGCACAGTATCTGTTATTACAGACGCTAACATTGATGTTAGTGGGGTTGAAGCTACTGGTACCCTAGGCTCAGTTATAGTAGCTGCGGGTGCAAATGTCTACCCAACCGGTGTTGAAGCTACCGGTAATACAGGCGTTGTATCAGTTATCGGAGAAGCTAATGTAGCTGCGACAGGGCTACAAGCTACGGGAGCTACAGGCTCTGTATCCATAATAGCAGAGGCTAATGTATACCCAACCGGTGTGGAAGCCACTGGTGCGACTGGTTCTGTAACAGTAAGTGCAGATGCAAATGTGTCCTTAACGGGCGTATACGCAACTACTGCATTAGGCACAGCCACCGTAATTGGTGATGCGAATATATCTACAACCGGTGTTGAAGCCGTTGGTAGCATAGGTACAGCGACTGTTAGTGCAGACGCCATTGTACCTTTAACCGGGGTATCTGCTACCACAGCCCTAGGCACAGCGACTATTACGACTGGAGCAGGGGTAAGCCCAGTAGGGGTCGCAGCGACTGGCGCTACTGGCAATGTTAGCGTTATAGGTATAGGTAATGTAGAAGTTACTGGCGTTTCTGGTACTAGCAATTTAGGTACTGTAGAAGTAAGAAACGCACAAACAGTTAGTGTTACAGGGGTATCAGGGACTTTAGTACTTGGTACTGCTACTACAACTGCGGGTAGTTCTGTACTTGTAACAGGTGTAAGTGCGGTTGGTTATGTAGGGAATGTGTTGGTCTGGGGAGAGATAGTGCCTGACCAAAACCCGAACTATACCCCAGTAGTAGATAACCAAAACCCAAATTGGTCTGCTATTTCAAGTAGTAATAGCCCTAATTATCAGACTATAAATGATGCACAGACGTCAAATTGGGGTACAATAAACAACACACAGACCCCAGAGTGGGAAGATATTGCGGCTTAAATATGTTAAAAATAAACGAAGCTAAAGATTTAGGGGGTACCATAGACCCCAAACACGAAGTGGAAATTCTATGCGCTGCCTGTGGTTTTGACTTAGACGAATCTGAATTAGAAGCGGATACTTGTTCTGATTGCGGGATTTCGCTAAGTTTGAAACAAAATACTAAGATATATGCAACCAGTATCCCAGCCGCCGAAGGCGATACGTTAGTGTAGCAGCACCGGAGAATATAGATGGCTACTTATGATAATGACCTTAGATTAAAAGAAATCGCTACTGGTGACGAAGACGGTACTTGGGGTACTTCTACTAACGTTAACCTAGAGCTAATTGGTGAAGCCTTGTCTTATGGCACACAAGACTGCTTTGCCAGTGACGCTGATGCCACCACTACGGTAGCAGACTCCGCTACAGACCCCGCAAGGTCTATGTACTTTAAAGTAACTTCTTCTGCTACGTTGACCGCAACCCGCACGCTGACTATCGCCCCAAACACTATTTCCCGCGTTATGTGGATTGAGAATGCCACTACTGGTAGCCAAAGCATTACTATTTCTCAGGGTTCTGGCGGCACCGTCACTATCCCGACAGGGGACGTAAAAGTTGTTTACTTAGATGGCGCCGGAGCTGGAGCTGCGGTAGTCGATGCGTTTACCAGTTTAAACTTGGCAGATGTATCTAGCTTAGTAGCTACTACAGTAGACATAAATGGTGGGGCCATTGATGGAACCATTATTGGTGCAGCGAGTCCAGCCGCAGGTACATTCACAACAGCAACTGCTACTACAGGCGCTATAACCACCGTAAACTCAACGACTGTAAATGCCACCACAGTAGACGCTACTAGCGTAGAAGTAACCAATGTCAAAGCTAAAGACGGCACAGCTTCTGCTACTATTGCCGATTCTACTGGCGTAATGACTATATCTAGCTCTGTATTAACAACTACAGACATAAATGGCGGGACGATTGATGGGACTACTATTGGAGGTTCTAGTGCCGCTGCTGGTACGTTTACCTCCCTCACCGCTACAGGTGGTGGCTCTTTAACTGGCACTTGGTCTGACCTCGGTTCCGTAACTACAGTAGATATTAACGGTGGAACCATTGACGGCACTACTATTGGCGGTGCTACACCAGCAGCCGGAACTTTCTCTACCTTTGCCACAACTGGTGCCGCCACTTTAGGTGCTGGTACCAATTTAGGCTTTGATTCTGCTGCTACAGTTTCTCTTGACGTAGGTGACAGAACTGATGCTGTCCATGTCCCCGTAGGTACTACTGCTGAAAGACCAACTGCTGCTGCTGGTATGTTCCGCTATAACACTACATTATCTCAGTTCGAGGGTTACACAACTGAATGGGGTGCCATTGGTGGCGGTGGAACTAATACCTTTACTCGTGATGCCTTTACTGGTGACGGCTCAACTACTGATTTCACGCTGTCACAGGCTATAGATGACGAGAATGACTTAATTGTATTCAATGGCGGTGTATTCCAGAATCAAGATGCCTATACTGTCTCAGGCACTACCCTGACTTTTGATACTGCTCCTGCTAATGGCAATGTACTGATTGTTTATTCTGTAGCCGCAGCAGTCTCAGGAAATAACCTAAACCAAGATAGCTTTAGCGGTGACGGCTCTACTACTGCATTTACTCTGTCTATCAACCCAGTAAATGAAAATAACACTCAGGTATTCATTGATGGTGTATATCAGCAGAAAGATGCCTATAGCACTTCTGGCACTACACTAACCTTTAGTGCTGCTCCTGCCAGTGGTACAACTATTGAGGTTATGACGTTCACGCAGACCGAGATTAACGTACCTGTAGATGGCACAATCACGCCAGCTAAGATTGCTAGTGGTGACTTCTACTTTGATACTGACACGCTTTATATTGATGCTACTAATAATAGAGTTGGAATTGGCACTAGCAGTCCTAGCACTACACTTGATGTTGCTGGTGCTGGAAGTTTTAGCGACACTCTCACCGTAATAAACAGTAAGCTAACAAACATCTCATCTTACGATATGCTTGCTCTTAATGGGGCGACCTCATTCACCGGCACTTCTGGCGTAGCGGCTAGTAGTGGAAATGTTTTATACCTTGCTCCATCTGGAGGGAGTCATAAATTCAGAATTAATAATGTTGAGGTGGGAGGCTTTAATTCAAGTGGAGTGCTAGACCTTTCGCAAAACGGAGTTTACCTAGGCGGTACAGCAGCAGCCAACCTACTTGATTACTATCTTGAGTCTACTTTTACCCCTATATCAAGAGGCGGCACAGTGGCAGGGACTGGAACATATAGCCAACAGAATGGAACTTATACTCGTATAGGCAGACTTGTTGCTTTTAATGCTTGGGTTGAGTGGAATGGTCACACAGGCTCAGGGAATATGCGTTTAAGCATACCACTTGCTGGTACATCCTTTCAGTACCAAAGTATAACCTTAAACTATCAATATCAGCTCACACTTACCCCCAATTATTATGTTGTTGGCGGGTATATAGTGACATACGCGGACTATGCTGAAATTCAGCAGCAGCCCGTAGGTGGTGGGACTGTCAGCAGCCCTGCTCTCAACACAGCTACTCTTTGTGGTGTAATGTATACCGCAGCATACGAGGTATAAATATGAAACCATTTCTAATAACAGCAGAACCAATAGCCAACATTACATTGAAAGATGGTACACCAGAAGTCAGAAAACCAGCAGTCTTTGTTGTATACATGGATGATAAAGGGAAATGCCATACTGAGAAGTTTGAAGATGGTGATACTAGGCTTGCTACAGAGCCAGAGATTGTACAGCACTGTTTAAATAACATTAAGACTGTTAATGAAGCTACCGAGATTAAATGTATTGAATTCCACGCTATGCCTAGACGGGTCAAGTATGAAGGTGCTGGAATGAAAAGAACACCAGCAGGTTTTGAAAATAACCCTTTGTTCGGATGTTGTTCAGTGATGTATAAAGATAAATTAAATACGCCAATAATCGCACAGCCAGTTAAAAAGACTGAGACAGGTGAGATTGTTGAAGGTACAGACGCAGACTATGACCAGTGTGATTGTCCAGAATTAGCAGAGTTTACAAAAGCTATCCATAGAGATACAGGTGGTATTTATAAGGAAGCAGCTAGACTAATGCAGCTTAAAGATGAGCCTGATTACCAAGCTACTGAGACTGTAGAAGTCACTGAAGAAGTCACTGAAGTCATTGGAGACAAAGCAGTCATTAAGACAGTTACCAAGACTGTAGAGATTCCATTGACTGACCAGATACCTTGTGTAGACGAAGATGGTAATGGCATCTGTGATATTTGTAACACCACACATGAGAAGTTCCCGATTGTTAAGCCTAAGACGATACAAGTGCCTAGAATGATTGAAGGCAAGAAAGTATCAGAAGAAGATAAGGCTAGACTCGCTGAACTAATGGAGAAATTATAATGGCATTAACAAAAGTATCACAGCCTATGTCATCAACTCCGAGTATTGATGATAATGGTACAGCTACAGCGTTGACGATTGACAGCTCAGGATTCGTGGCTATTGGCTCAACTCCAAGCGCATGGCGAACTTCTTTTACTGACTACGCATTAGATGTCGGTACGCATAGCGCATTATATGACCAATTTGGCGGTAATACGTTCCTTGCAAATAATCTCTATCGTAATAACAGTGGCGCATTAACTTATAAAACAACCAATACTGCCGCTTATCTTGAATTTGGTGGTGGCGGCATGAGCTTTTACAATGCGCCTAGCGGAACAGCAGATACAACTGCAACTTTTACAAACAGAATGTCTATCGACTCCTCTGGCAATATTGCTCTTGGTGGTGGAACCATAAACACTGCTGCTAGTTATAGAACAGTAGATATTAATACTGGGACACCCGGCTCACTTTTGCGACTTAATGCAGCAAGTGGCGTATATCATAGATTTATTAATAATGGAGCTGATTTAAGTATTAGTGCTGATGATGGCAATACTGGCGCATCTACTAATATCTACTTTAATGTAGATGGAAATACTGCCATGCAAATCGACTCCTCTGGAATAGTGACGATAAGCTCAGGCTTTATTGGGGAAGGCGATACTACGCTTTTGTTTGCCTCTAGTGTAGATGCTATTGTACCAAGAGGAACAGGTGGCGCAGCAAGGGATAACGCTATTAGCTTTGGTAATGCGACTAACAGATGGAAGGATATATACGCCGCCAACGGAACTATTCAAACTTCTGACGAACGCGAGAAACAGGACATTGAAGAACTCAGCCAAGCTGAACAGAATGTCGCTGTATCTGCTAAAGCATTGTTACGCAAATTTCGCTGGAAAGATGCTGTAGCTGATAAAGGTGACGATGCCCGTATTCACTTTGGCATTATCGCACAAGACCTGAAAGCTGCTTTTGAAGCTGAAGGCTTAGACGCTGGTAGATATGCAATGTTTATTCACAACGAATGGTGGGAAACCTATACTGATGTTCCTGCTGTTGAGGCTCAAGATGCTGTTCTTGATGAAGATGGCAATGTTGTCACTGAGGCTGTAGAAGCTAAAGAAGCCTATACTCGAACAGACATATACAATACAGAAGAAGAATCACCAGAAGGCGCAGTTAGAAAAGACCGCATGGGTGTACGCTACTCAGAACTACTAGCATTTATTATTGCAGTAATTTAGGAGAATCACATGGCAAAAACAACAGTACCACAAGAGCTATCAAGCACTCCTAACATCACTGACAATGGCACAGCTACTGCTATCACTATTGACTCAAGTCAAAATGTCGGCATAGGCACTAGCAGCCCTGATGTATTTAGTCGTGCCTATACAGGTACAATTGTCGGCATAAGTTCTGCATCTGGTGAATCTGCTTTCATGATTAATTCTAGCGGAACTAATGTTGCAGCTTTGGAGCTAGGCAGAGCAGGAGCTAGAGAAACGCTAATTTATGATACTAGCACAGTTACACAAATAGGCTCTGTAACTTCTAAACCTGTTTTGTTTACTACAGGCGGCACAGAGCGTATGCGCATCGACACCTCTGGAAACCTGCTTATCAATGATACTAGCGGTTCTGGCGATAAAGTTTATGTTGGGGGTAAGGTAAGAGCTTCTGGTGGTTTTAAAATGGATGGGGGAACAGAAATTTTAGCCGTAGCAGCAGAAACTATGGGGTTTTATACCAATACCGGAGAACGTATGCGGCTTGACCCTTCTGGAAACTTGCTGCTCGGGACTACTACTAATCAAAATGGAAGCGGTGCTAGATTTAGTGTAGTTAATACTAACTCAACCTACGGCTATGGTTTTGGAACTGTATCATCTTTTTCACCTTTTTATGTTATACCCGGAGTAACTGGTGGAACAGGAGCTGGGGTTTATTTAGCTGCTAATGGTTCTTCATGGACATCTGGCTCCGATGAGACTCTCAAAGAAAACATAGAAGATATTGGAAGTGTTTTAAACAAAATATCTAGTATTAGAACTGTTAAATATAATTTAATTGGCGATGAAGATAAGAAAATAGGCTTTATAGCGCAAGACTGGATAAATGACTTCCCAGAAGTAGTAACTACAGATGAGCGAACAGGTAAACTTGGTATTCAATACACAGAAACAATAGCTGTACTTATGAAAGCCATCCAAGAACAGCAAACGATTATTGATGACCTTAAAGCTCGAATAGAAACCTTAGAAGGAGCATAGTCTAATGGCAACAGTTTGGACAATCGAACAACTAGAACGCAACACGGCTGATGGTGGAGTCACCACAGCTCACTGGAGAGCTACCCTGACCAGTGGCGATAACTCAGCAACCAACTATAGCTCTGTAGGCTTTAGCCCTGACGCATCTGCTGATGGCTTTGTAGCCTATGACAGCCTTGATGAAGCTACTGTTATCGGCTGGGTACAGGCTTCTGAAGGCATTGATGTTGACACTATTGAAGCTAACTTGCAGGCACAGATTGACGCTCTGGAGAATCCAGTCAGCGCAAGTGGCTTACCTTGGTAATTTAACTTAACAGGAGAATCACAATGGGAAAAGATAAAAAGACACCCATCACGATTGATGACAAAGAATACACGCTTGAAGATATGACACCAGAGCAACAGGCTATGGTAAACCATATTACTGACTTGGATAGAAAACTTCAGAGTGCAAGATTCAACCTTGACCAGCTACAGGTCGGCAAGAGTGCCTTTGTTAATATGCTAACTGAGTCTCTTAAAGACGAATAGATGAATGAAATGGATATTACTGTTTCTATTGATACCCTGCATTGCGCTGGGGCAGCAGACTGGTGACTTAAACACCAACAACGTCAATAGTACAGTAAATAGCGAAAACCCTGACAACTCCGTAGTTAATAACTTTAATGGGGCTGGCAGCGCATCACGGGTAACTCCCGTACCCTCCGCTATCACGCCGAGCTATATATTTAACGGCTCAGATAGCTGCTTAATTGGTACTGGCGCAGGGATACAGCTAGACGTACTAGGCTTTAGCATCGGTGGTTACAAGCAGGATGATGAATGTAATCGCAGGCGTGACGCTAGAGCTTTAAACGATTTAGGTATGCAGATTGCTGCCATCTCAAGGTTGTGCCAATCAGACGAGAACTGGGCGGCAATGTTTAAAGCAGGAACTTATTGCCCTGTCATGGTTAGAGGTAGCCTGATGGTAGGTCGGCAAGCGTACTTTGCGATGAGGCGTGACCCAGAGCTGCTGATACCAAACTATCGGCAGGACAGAGAATTTTACGATGCCGTGCTTGGCATAGGGGTTGAAGATGAAGAAAATACTAATGACACTCGCAGTATCTCTGAGCGTTTCAGGACAAGCATACGCTGATGAAATCTCAGACCTTGTTAATGCGAGTAATTCGCTCATCACTACGATGGATGCTGGACAGTATGCTGTCAGTGGTCTTGCTTACTATGCTGGTATTGGTGGGATTGCTGAGTCTAATACGATTGACTCCGGCATTATATCTCAAGCTCAGATGGATGCTTATAATTCTGCACTGGCAGATGTCCAGTCGGCTACCTATTACAATGCGCAGATGTTTTTCCAAGACCAAGCGGATGTTGCGCTTGAACAGATGAGCCTTGCCATTGATGACTTTGTAGATGCGACAAGTACAATGTCACAAGTTATCACAGTATTTAACATGGCATCTGAAGCCGCCACTACCGAAACCCAGCTTGCTCTACAGAGCTATGTGACTGATAACTCACTGGAGATTACTCAAGGTCAGGTGCTGGAATATAATGAGTCTTTGGAATCAGTACAGACTTACTCTCAGATGGCTGCTGCGTTTATACAGGCTAGTCAGAACGATTTTATTACTCAGACTGTTGACCAGCAGAGCCAAGACTTTAATGTTTCTTTATTTGAAACAACTGCAACCTACACGCAATCTACTGACCACCTGATGCTGACTTGGGCGCAAACTAATGAGTCTATGGGCTTTATGAACTTCTTCCAAAACGACATTAAATCTGCACTTGATGTAATGGGCGTAGGTCAGTCTATCTACGAAGGCAACAAGCTGTAATGCTTGATGATGCTGAGGTTAAAGTTGGCGGCTTCAAGCTCAAGGGTGCTTGGATTGTTGTTGCTTTATCCATCTTGACCCCGGTTGTTGGGGGCATATGGGCGGTTGCTGAGTTTTTTGGTCGGATAGATTCGCTGGAAAGCTCGGTTGATGAGTTTTCTATCCCAGACATTGCTCCTTTACAGGAACAGCTTTCCGTACTACGTACTGAACTTGATGACATGAAGCAGGACTTGGGGGGTACTGGAACTAGGTTGGATACTAGGATTGCAGTAATGGAAGACCAGCTAGAATCGCAGGATATATCTCAGCTACAAGGTCGATTAGCCGAGCTTGCAACTAATCTTCAAACAATTATGACTCAACAGCAGCAATTACTCGATTTACGAGATAGAATAGAGGAAGCTGAAAGAACAGTTACAGTAAACCAGCGGCTTTCAGAGGATACGCTAGAAGCCGTACAAGAATTTGCAGAAGATGTTGAACGCTTTGCACAGGAAGTCGACGATTTATGGGAAGCCTTTGATGCAGTCAGTAACCCTTTGAGGTAATTATGGACCAACAATCAATTATAAACTTAGGATTTAGTGTCATCGCTGCCGGTACTGGTTGGGTGCTCAAAACTATTTATGACGCGGTGAAGTCCTTAGAGAAAGAGGTCCATATCGACTATGTACGTAAAGACGACTATAAAGACGACATACATGAAATAAAAGAACTGCTAGGAGCTATCTTTAAAAGACTAGACAACAAAGTAGACAAGCGATGAAAACACTAATAAAAACAATAGGTAAAAAGGTTACTTACCGCCTCTGCTATATGTCTGACCTGCAAAGCGGCAGTTTATTTCTTGGAATACTTATACTAATTATCGTACTGGGGGTCCTATGAAATTCGGTGCAATTAAAAATCTAGTGGGTGCTGTAGCACCTACAATCGGTGCGGCACTGGGCGGCCCTGTAGGGGGCGCAGCCGCTAAAGTTATCTCACAGGCTCTTGGGTGCAAAGAAGACGAACGCAGTATTGAGCAGGCTGTACAGGCAGCAAGTCCCGAAGACCTAGCAAAAATACGCGAAGCCGAGCTTGAATTTGAATCAAAAATGGCGGAACTAAAAGTCGATGTTTTTGCCCTTGAGGCCCAAGACAAGCAGGATGCCCGTAAACACTTTGCCAAAGACTGGACTGCTAAGTTTATCGGTATATTAATGGTACTGTTTTTCTGTGCTTACATTGCTATGGTCACTATAATGCCTCCTGAGCAAAATTCTATGGAGCTGATTAACCTTGTACTTGGCTATTTAGGTGGACTTGTTAGCGCAGTTATTTCTTTTTACTTTGGCGCCTCACAGAAGCAGGATTGACAATGAGCGACAGAATATTACAGATACTACGAAGGCATGAAGGGGTAAAGAACCACGTTTATCTTGACCACCTTGGTTATGAAACTATTGGCGTTGGGCGCTGTATCAAAGAAGATGTGGGGCTAGGGCTATCAGAAGACGAGATTGACTACCTACTTACTAACGATGTGACCCGGTGCATTAACGAGCTAGGTAAGTCGTTTGCGTGGTTTTCTGACCTAGATAATGCCCGTAGGGATGCTATGATTAACTTGTGTTTTCAGCTTGGAATCACTAAACTTTTAAAATTCAAAAACTTCTTAGCCGAAATGGCTGAGGGTAACTACGAATTAGCTGGCCCGCACCTTTTGGACAGCTTGTATGCGAAACAGACTCCTGCTAGAGCCAACGAAGTCGCTGAGATGATTGTCTCTGGTAAATATCAAGATTGGTAAGGGTTATGTATGCCATACAAGAAGATACAAATACGCCCCGGAGTTAACCGAGAAAACACGCGGTATACCACTGAAGGCGGCTGGTATGAGTCCGATAAAATCCGGTTCCGACAAGGCTCCCCCGAAAAAATAGGCGGTTGGGAGCGTATTTCTACATACACTTTTCTTGGCGTATGCCGTTCTCTTTGGAACTGGGTAACTCTTGACGGTAAAAATCTTGTCGGTGTTGGGACAAATTTAAAATTCTACATTGAGCGTGGTACTGCCTACTACGACATAACCCCTATTAGAGCTACTACCGCAGCAGGAGATGTAACCTTTGCTGCTGTTAACGGCGATGCTACCCTTACTGTTTCCGATACTGCACATGGGGCGATTGTTGGAGATTTTGTTACTTACAGCGGCGCTGTTTCTTTAGGTGGGAATATTACTGCCACGGTCCTTAACCAAGAATACCAAATAGCTTCCCTAATTGATGACGATACATACACGATAGAAGCCAAAGACACCTCTGGAGCTGAGGTACTTGCAAACGCTAGTGACACAGGCAATGGTGGAGCTTCTGTTGTTGGAGCCTACCAAATAAACATAGGTGGGGAGATAAGCACACCAGCAGTCGGTTGGGGTAGTGGGTATTTTGGTTTTGGCACATGGGGTATCGGTGGTTCAGCCAGCGTACAGATTAGGCTTTGGAGCCAAGCTAATTTTGGAGAAGATTTAATTTTTGCTAATAGATATGGGGATATTTATTACTGGGATGCGACAAACACGGTTAGTACCAGAGCTGTTTATTTATCCTCATTAGCTGGTGCTTCTGATGTACCTACCATAGTTAACTCTATATTTGTGTCTGATATAAGCCGGTTTGTGTTTGCCTTTGGCGCTAACGAAGCAGGGTCTGCCCCAATAGACCCAATGCTAGTACGTTGGTCTGACCAAGAAGATGCTGCCAACTGGACCCCAGCAGCTACGAACCAAGCGGGCAGTTTGCGTTTATCTCATGGTAGTGAAATAGTTACCGCCGCACAGGCACGACAAGAGATTCTAGTATGGACTGACTCAGCCCTGTACGGCTTTCAGTATCTCGGTGCGCCGGAAGTGTGGGGGGCACAGCTCCTTGGAGACAATATTTCCATCGCCAGCCAAAACGCTACAGCGTATGTAGGTGCGGCTGCTTTCTGGATGGGTAGAGGCAAGTTTTATATGTACGACGGTACAGTTAAACCGCTTATTTGTAATGTACGTAAATTTGTTTTTAACGATTTTAATGATGCTCAGTACGCTCAGGTTGCGTGCGGTACGTTAGAAGAGTTCCACGAAGTCTGGTGGTTCTACCCATCTGCGGGCTCTGACACTATCGACAAATACGTTGTATATAACTATGTGGAAAACATTTGGTACTACGGCACAATGGCACGTACTGCATGGCTAGATAGCGGGCTAAGAGACAATCCGATAGCGGCAACCTACAATAATAAGTTGGTCTACCATGAAGTTGGAACCGATGACAATGAAGGGGTAAGCCCAGTACCTATTACAGCTTATGTTACTTCTTCTGAGTTTGATTTAGACGATGGGCATCAGTTTATGTTTATTAACCGGATGCTGCCTGACGTTACCTTTGATGGGTCCAGCACAGATTCCCCGGCTATATCTATGACCCTATCCCCACTCAAAAACTCAGGTGCGGGTTATACGTCACCTGCATCTACTGGTGGCAACAGTTCAGCTACAGTAACACGTACAGCTACGGTGCCTATTGAGGAGTTTACCGGGCAGGTCTATGTGCGTGTGAGGGGTAGGCAGATGGTTATCAAGGTAGAGTCTACCGCCGCGGGTGTAGCATGGCAGTTAGGTTCACCGAGGTTTGATATGCGACCAGATGGTAGAAGGTAGTTTTTGTGGCTATAATCAGTGAATTTACAAGGCGTGTGGCGCCACCAGCATTACCGGAACCGCCTGCACAGTACGCCAAAAGGTATAACGATGAGTTCAACAATGTACTCCGACTTTATTTTAACCGACTTGACTCGGTACTGAGAGAACTTATGGCAAGCACTGGCCCATACCCCATGTACCCCTCTGGTCCTTACGCAGATGCGTTTGGGCGTGCTCGCATCAGCGAGCCTTTTACCTTGTTCGATAGCCAGAACCGCTATGATGCTTCTGGGGCTTTCGATACTAGCGCTTCTGGCGGTGGGTCCACCACGTATGTTGTAAACGAAAGCACTATTGAGCTAGATGTGGGTACGGTATCTGGGGATGAGATAATCCAAGAAACCTTTAAAGTATTCCCATACCAGCCCGGGAAAAGCCTGTTGGTTATGAATACCTTTGTAATGAATGAAGCTAAAGCAAACTTGCGGCAGCGTGTTGGGTATTTTGGAGCACAAAACGGCGTATTCTTTGAACTGGATGACACCACAGTAAACCTCGTTATGCGTAGTTATGTGACCGGAAGCGCCGTAGATACTAAGGTAGCCCAAGCCAGTTGGAACGGGGATAAGCTCAATGGTACCGGGGATAGTGGATACACGCTGAACCTTACACAGGCACAGCTATTTTGGCAGGATTTTGAGTGGTTGGGTGTTGGGTCTGTTCGATGTGGGTTTGTCATTAACGGGCAGTTTATTGTGGCGCATACCTTCCATAACGCTAATATTAACAACACGGTGTATATGACGACTGCTGTACTACCCATCCGGTATGAAATTACAAATACTGATACTACGGCTTCGGCATCCACCATGAAGCAGATATGCTCTACTGTTATTTCTGAAGGGGGTTATCAGCAGACGGTACCGAAACAAGTGGCGCGTAGGACCGCAGACACTACTGTAGGTACGTCGTTTGAACCCTTGGTTTCTATACGTTTGGCCTCTGACAGACTGGATTCAGTGATTATCCCAGCGGGTATCCCCGTGTTGCCTTCCGGTTCGAGTCCGGCTTATTACGAAATTGCTTTGATAAAAAACCCCACACTGACTGGTGCCTCATGGGACACTACTACGTTCCCCAGCGTAGACTATGATGTTTCTGCTACTGCACTTTCCGGGGGCAATATTGTGGATTTGCAGTATATCAGCGGCACTAACCAGAGTTCTTCGGGTATAAGCACCGAGTTTAACTATAACTTTGACTTGCAGCTTGGGCGTACCATAGGTGGGACTAGCGATATTCTTACTCTCGCAGCCCGTGTGTTTACCGGTACAAGCGATATTATTGGTTCGCTTGAATTTTACGAGCTGGCATAGGTGACTTATGGCTTCCGGTGACGACCAAGGATTTTTTGAGCGGGCTTATAACAAAGCTGCCGCTGGCTTGGCTGCATTGCCTCTTAACCCGTACGTACAGGGAGGTAAAAACATAGTAGAAGCTGTGCTAAATGCACCAGCTCTTATACGAGATGAATATACATTTAAAACCAAAACCCCGGGCGCTCCTCCTTACAGCACTGCCCCTGTATCAAGAGCTGAAAATGCAGGATACACAGTTTTTAGTTCGCCTAGTGACTACGGACTTTGGGACATCCCAGACTTAGCCTACATCGAAGAACTGATTAGGGATGCAGAGCGTAGCCAGCCTGTTACAGCACCTACCCCGGCGCCTGAACCCACACCTGAACCAGCGCCAGAAGATGGCGTAGTTATAAGGGACGGTAAGCCGTACCGTTATGAGACTAATGCTGAGTACGCTAGTCGTGTACTGGAAGCACTTGAGCGTTATGGGGATTACCCCGGTGGGAAGATATTAGTCCCTATAGATGAGCCTGTTGTCCCACCCGTGGAAGAAGAACCCGGTGGCGGTGGTTCTGCTACTGATGGTGGCGATGCTGGTGGTGATGCTGGTGGCTCTGGTGACTCTGGTCGCTCAAGCGGTTCTGGGCAATCCGTCCCCCCTCCCACTACTGATTCATCAGGTACTGTAGATGTGGGTGTGGAGTTACCCGGTAGTGGTACATATGACCCTAACCAGCCTTGGTGGAATATCTTCCTCCCAGAAAATATGCCCGATTTTAATATACCCCCAATAATATATGACCCTAGCAATGGTGGTACTGGTGGAGATGGTGGTACTGGTGGAGATGGTGGTACTGGTGGAGATGCTGGTACTGGTGGAGATGCTGGTACTGGTGGAGATGCTGGTACTGGTGGAGATGCTGGTACTGGTGGAGATGCTGGTACTGGTGGAACAGATACTACTAATACAGGTGGTGATGGCGGTGGTGACGGTACTGGAAGTGGTACTGGGTCGGGCGATGGTTCAGGTGATGGCGAAGGTGATGGGGAAGGTGACGGGCAAGGTAGTGGTGCTGGAGATTTAGCGACTATGCTGGCTTTGCTCCAACCCCAGTACCGCACCGTTACTGAGGAGCCCGGGGATGTAGTGGACATCCAGTACCTCTACGATATCGGCGGAGAAAGCATCTTTGCCCCAAAACTGCGGGATGAAAACGAAAACGCAACACGACCCTATGTCTACGCAAAAAGCGGTGGTATGATACAAGAACCTTATTTAGAACAAATTTTACGATTATTGGGTGTTTGATATGGGATGGTTAGCAAACTTAGGCTCTAGTGCTTTAGGCGGACTAAGCGACTTTTTTTCTATACAAAATAAAGAAGGTAAAAATATTGGCTTAGACTGGGAGAAAATCCTTGGTCTTGGTGGTGCCGGTATTGGTGGCCTTATTGGTCTTTTGGGTAGTGGTAGTACTGCAAACCAACCCCAAGGCTATCAGGGTGGAATCCCTAAATATACTGCACAGCGTACACCTATTCAGCAGCCTTATGACCCTAATCGCCGACCCGGTTCCGGTGGTAGACGGTATTTTAGCGATGTAGATTTTCAGCCAGTAGAAGCGGCGCAAGGTGGTTATATTAATTATATGCAAGGTGGACTAGCTTCCCTACGCCCAAAAGGCATGTATTTAGGCGGTAAAACTGATGGCATGGCGGACCAAGTACCTGCTACAATATCCGGAAGACAGCCAGCTCGTTTGAGCGATGGCGAATTTGTTATCCCTGCGGACGTTGTAAGTCACTTAGGCAACGGCAATTCCGATGCAGGTGCTAAAGAACTTTTTAGGATGATGGATAGGGTACGGTTAGACCGTACTGGCAATCCCGCTCAGGGGCGCCAAATAAACCCATCTAAGTATTTAGCGTGAGGTAACAAATGTACGAATATCAAGAAGGTGGCACAGTAGACCCCTTAGCCGGTTCAATAACCGGTACAGAGTCCTCTCTTTCTAGTTGGGCTGGTCCATATGTGACCGAGATGCTTGGTCGTGGTCAAGCTCTGGCTGAGATGCCATACCAAGCGTATCAAGGACCTCTTACTGCTGGGTCTTCCCAACTTCAACAACAGGCATACCAAGGGTTAGCTGGTCTTTCGTTGCCCCAAAACATGGGTGCATTTACCCCTACTTCTTTTACCACTGCTGGCACTGCACAGCAATACATGTCTCCGTACCTGCAAGCAGCACTTGAACCGCAACTGGCGGAAGCTCAAAGACAAGCCGAAATACAGCGCGTCCAACAAGCAGGTAGGCTGACTAGGGCTGGTGCGTTTGGTGGTGGTAGACAGGCCATTATGGAGTCTGAGGGCGCACGCAATCTGACAAGACAGCTTGCCGATATTACCGGTACTGGGTACCAGAGAGCGTTTGAGTCTGGGCAGCAGCAGTTTAATACTGAACAAGAAAGGCAACAGAGAGCCCAAGAACTAGCTAATCGGTATGGATTAGATGTAGCAGGTGCACAACGCGCTGCCGGTGGGGAACAAAGAGCTATCGAGCAACAAGGCATACTTGCCGATATAGGGCAGTTTGAAGAAGAACGCGATTACCCATACAAACAGGTACAGTACATGCAGTCGTTACTGCAAAGCCTGCCCATAGAAACACAAAGCCGTACCTACGCCGAGCCTAGTGGGTTAGCGTCATTCTTGGGCGGTGCTGGTGGTATTCTGCAATTTCTACAAGACTTAAATTTAGTTTAGGTATCAATAATGGACGGATTAGCCTCTTTAATGCAACAAGCTCCTCAAGGGCAGCCTCAGCAAACCCCACAGGCCCCTATGCCGGGTATGAACCCACGTATGGATAACGCTGTGGAAGTCGTCAATAACGACATTGAAAACCTGAATCTAGACCCACGTACAGAATATGCCTTGAAAGTACAAGAAGCCTCTGACCTGCTGGCCTCAGCCGAGCGGAATTTGGCAATGAAACAGCCCCAGCCGACACCCCCTGAAGTCGTTGACCAACGTAAACAACAAGTACAGCAACGTATACAGCAAGGGGTAGCTGGGCTCCTACAACAACTTATGCCGGGTATGCAGCAACGCGGTATGCAGATGGCGGCTATGCAAGCTCCTAGGCAGGCAGGACTACCTACACAGGCTGCGCCGAATATGGCTCGTATGATGGACGGTGGTATTGTTGGTTATCAGGAAGGTGGTGAAATTTATGATGATATTGGTGCCATGGCTGCGCTGTATAAACAAGCCTCTGATAAGCTGTATGACCCTGCTGCTACTCCTGAAGAAAAAGCTAATGCCCAGCGTCAGATTGATATGATAAACGCACAGGCTGGCTCTAGGATTGGTCAAGTACGTCGCCGAGTGGCTGAGATGTCAGGCACCATGGATATGGAAATGGCTGGCGGTGGCTATGTTAAGCGGTATCAGGCTGGTGATTTAGTACGTAGTGAGGGGGAAATTGATGCTATGCTCCTTAAAGATTTAATGTCTGGAACACGGGCTAGGCTTAACCCAAGTGAATACGCACGTCAACAGGAGTTTGAAGCAGAAGTAGAAAGAAGGTTGTTGGAAAACTTAGCTTCAGAATCTGCCGCATATGCTGCTGGAGAAAGACCTCAAAGGCCAGAAGAACCAGTTAATCCACAAGACGTACAACCAATGCTTTTACCACCCGGACAGAATCAGCAGGACCTGAGGATTGCGGACCGTAATAGAAGAATGTACGAGGCGAGCCCAGAAAGGCAAGCAGAACTAGAGTTTGAAGCTAGGCGTGACCTTGTTACTAGAGCAAGAAACCTGAGAAGGCGTATGGAGGCTGGGGAAATAAGCCAAGATGCTTATAACCGTGACATAAGGCAGATAGAGCGCGAGCTTTCAAATCTGACAGATATAAATCGTTCTATGCAAGTGCCTGAAGCACCAGAAGAGCGGATGCCGCTAATAACTCCAGCAGACGCAAGTGCCGAACTTACTAGGCAGATAACTAGAGAACAGAACGAACTTACTAGGCAGCGAACTAGAGAACGGGCACAAGCAGATAGTTATGGTCGTTCTATAGTTGAGCAGTTCGCAGGGCCTAGGACAGGTATTATGGGTGGTATGCCGAATCTTCCCCGTGCCGAAGAACCACGTGCTGAAGAATCAATGCTTTTACCACCCGGACAGAATCGGCAGGACCAGAGGATTGCTGCTTTACGTACGAGGGCACAAGAGGAACCGTCTCGTGGACCTGACTATGAAGATATAGCTAATTTTTTACGTTCTGGTAGAGACTACGTTCTGGAAAACCCAATAGAAGCCGCTGGGTATGCACTAACCGCGTTCCCCGTTACGCGTGGTGTTGTTTCTGTCGGAGGCGGGCTACTTAAGTGGGGAACAAAACTTTTAACAAAATACCCCAACATAAGCACCACTTTGCTAGGTTTAGGTTTAATAAACCAAGAACGACTAAGAAATATTTTTACGGGTGAAGAAGATTTACCCCCCGAAGCACTTGAAGCCTTGGTTTCTACAGACCTTACACAGGCAGGTGTTGACCCGGCGGACATAGCGGAAGGTCAAGCTATACTAGAATCCGAGCAAGCTGCACCTGACGTTGCTGATGTAGACCTACTTACTGGCGATACAACTGAACCTGATGCTACTGGCGATACAACTGAACCTGCTGCTACTGGCGATACAACTAAAGTAGACGTAATAGACGAACTAGACGCCGCTCGTAGAGAAGGCCGTGAGATTAACTGGGATTCTTTGATTTCTGGACTGTTGGCTGCTGGTCAAGGCACCAGCACTGCTACCGCCTTAGGTGGTTATGGTATGGGTAGTCAAGCTGAACGACGACGCCAAGAAGCTCTAGCCATTGAGAGGGAAGAAGCTGACTTAGAACGTGATTTACGACGTGAAATACTGGGTGAGGAGAGTACCATTGCTCGTGAGCAGATGCGGACACAGCTTGATGTAGCAAATGCAAGGCTAACTGCCGATTTAGATGAACTAGCGAGAAGGACATCTAGTGATGTACGGCAAGATATAATACAAAATATAAGGGCTAATGCGGACATGAATTTCGTTGCCGAAGTAGACGCTCTAGTAGAACAAGAACTACGCGCCATCGAAAATGACCCGGAGACAAGAAGACAGTATGAAGCGCTTACCGGTTTAAGCTCTCGTACATGGTTAGGGCTTGGAGGACCAAGTAAGGAATTTAAAGAACTTGTACGTAGAACGGTGGAGCAACAACACTTAAACAGGTACTTAGATAAAGAAGAAGCAAGGATTACTGGGGCACCAAGTGGTGGTAGCGAGGGCTTTACCCCTTCCCCTGAAGGGCAAGCAGCACTCGAACGTAACCAATAGCTGGGGAAATAATGGCGACTGTTGCTGAACTGGAACAAGCCTTAATCAATGCAGATAAGGCTGGCAATACCGAGGATGCGCGTATACTTGCGCGAGAACTCCAAAGGGCTATGCAAGGTAGCGCCCCCACCGCCCCTGAAGAAACTATATTTCGCCGTCCACCTCCTGAAACTTCTTTTCTCGGCGAAGCTGCAAGAAGCGCAGAGTCTCTTGCGTCCAGCGTACGCACTGGCTTCGGCTCGTTATTAGGTAAGGAAGAGGCTGCCACTGCTGCTGAAGCAGGATTAGAAAGGCAACAAGCTATAGCAGAGCGTTATGGCGCCGCTCCATCTTTCCAAGATTATGTACAAACTTACCGTGAAGAAGGTTTACTCCCCGCTATAGGCGAAGCTATAAGCGATGTGCCTGAATTTATTGGTAGCCAAGCCCCTGTAATTACTAGCCTTGTAGCTGGCTCTCGGTTGGGTGCCATGGCAGGAGCTCCCCTTGGCCCTTATGGGGGGGCAATAGGTGGTATTGGTGGGGGCCTTCTTGCCCTCTTTCCGCAGTTTTATGGAGCAAACATAGAGCGCCAAGCTCAAGTACAGATTGAACGTGGTGAAGAAGTTGATATTGACCGTGCCCGTGCTGCCGCTGGTGCTGCTGCGCAATCTGCGTTTGAATCTGTAGGTACTGGGGTTATCTTAGGTAAAAAACTTGTTAAGAAAGTACTGGGTCTTGCTGACGAAGCAGGTGATGTAGCAATACAGACAAACCGTGCCAGACAGCAGTTACTAGAGCGTTCACAGCGTAGCCTTGCTGGTGGAGCTCGTCGGGCAGCCCTTGGTGGTGCCGCTGCTGAAGTACCCGTAGAGATTGCACAACAAGTTGTTGAGCGGTACCAAGCTGGCTTGGATGTCTTGTCTGATGATGCCTTACAGGAATACGGTGACGCCGCTTATGCCGCCTTGGTTGTTGGTGGTGGTCTTGCTGGCCCACGTGGTGCGGTTGAAACGCTGGGTGCAAGACGTGAGTTCCGTATGGGTGAGGAAGCAGCGCAAGCAGAACAACGGGCAGAGCAAGAAGCCGTTACTGGCGCCGTGGTAGAAGCACGCACAGCCGAACAAGAAGCTCAGGCTATGGTAGCTCCATTGCTGGCTGTAGATGAACGCCGTAGAGCTGAGGCACGTGCGGCAGAGCAAGCTGACACTCTACGTTCTACTACAGTAATACCAAACACTGTTGCTGATTTAAAAGCATGGGGTAGAACTGTACTAGGTATAGGCCCTAGTGCCGATATAATTAAAGCTGATGGAGCCTTAGCAGGTAAGGATATATCAGACCCAGCGCAGGCAGCGGAAGTAAGAAGTATATTAGAAGCATACGCAAGTGCCCCCAAGAGAAGTTCCAGTATAATTGCTAAGATTGAGGAGTACTTACAACGCCCTGAGTTTGCTCCTGCTGCCGCTCCTGAAGAAGTTATTGCCCCAGAAGTAGTTACTGAAGAAGTTACTGCCCCAGAAGTAGTTACTGAAGAAGTTACTGCCCCAGAAGTAGTTACTGAAGAAGTTGCTGCCCCAGAAGTAGTTACTGAAGAAGTTGCTGCCCCAGAAGAAGTAGTTACTGAAGAAGTTGCTGCCCCAGAAGAAGTAGTTACTGAAGAAGTTACTGAAGAAGTTGCTGCCCCAGAAGAAGTAGTTACTGAAGAAGTTGCT